CCGCAAGTCCTGCAAAGGTCAATGTCTTCTGTTTGTATTGGATGCCACAGAAGAATACGAACAGAAGACATTGACCTTTGCAGGACTGGCGGATGTTATGCGGGAGAACCGTATTGGTGTAGCATCGTCCTTGAGGATGCCTATGACCAAACTTTTCGGCATGGCTGCAACAGGAATGAACGCAACCGGTGAAGGGGACGCGGATAATTACAATGAAATGGTACAGTCAGAAATACAGGCGAAAATGCGGCCACAGATTAGACAGTGTATAGAGCTTGCCTGCGCGAATCTCTGGGGGTATGTTCCCGAATTCCGCTTTAAGTTCCCGCCACTCAAGGCATTGCCCGCACTGGAAGCAGAACAGATTAAGGCATCAGAAATAAATCGTATCTGTATGCTCTATGATCGTGGACTTATAACCGACGGCGCGGCGATAGGAGATGAACTCGCGAAAGGCGAGACGATTTCCGCTGACCTTGCCGCTCGTTTTCAGACAGCCCCTTTGCCAACAGGGGGACAGGTTGAGCCTGTACAGGAAAATAAAGGAATCGAAGTTTTTAAGGCAGCGAGGGACGCGGTGAAGAATGCTTTTAAGGGGAAGAAATAAATGGAATTAGAGTCCGACAGAATCGAACGGGGAAACGCAAGATATTCTTTGAGAAATGCACAGCATTGGATTTCAACAAAAGAAACCGGAAGTCATTTATTGATTGATAGTGCGGGAAAAGTTGTTGCAGGAGCGGGCGGAGCCTTAAAGGATAAAACGTTTTCAGCAGTTAAAAGTAAAAGTGGCGATGTTGAAAAAAAAGGTGAGCAGAAAAAGGAATTGCCAGAAAGGCCGAAAGCAAAAGAACCTTCAAAAGTAAAATCATTATTAAAAGACACTAAAACACTTGCAACTAATCCAAGTAAGGAAGAATCAAAAAAATCTATTGCTAAGTTTTTTTATGACAAGCCTGAAAACATCGAGCTGGTTCCTGTAAATGGCTCGGATTCATTGTTTCGGGTTAAAAAAATAGAGTCAGGTAAAATTATTGAAGGATGTCAAGTTTCTGTTGCTAAGGGAAGATATCGTTTTGAAATGGGTAAAAAACTAGAAAACTCCTCCTCCCGTCAAGTAAAGGTTTTTTATGCTCCGCGTTAAACCGTCCTACTATGCGCCTATTGACGAAAAAATCAGGAATTTCTTTTATGAAACATATTTTGCGCCGATACTGGAAACGCTCGGAGAAAAGCGCGTTTTGAATAACGCTTCGACCTATGCTCTTATTTCTGCTATTAATTCCGGTAAGGTAAAATATTCTGGTGGTGTTTTTTCGGGAACGTATAACGTCGCTATTTCTCGGGAACTTTCCCGCTTTGCTACCTTTGACCGCAGATCAAATACTTGGAAGGGTAGACCGACATCGGATATTATCGCAGCGTCTCTGAACGCTGAAAGCAAGCGTAAAAATCTTACGGATGAAATTACTCGCAAGATCGATGCTATGAGCGCACACGTAGAAGAAACAATCCGAACGCTCTCGTTTGGTGAGGATTTGCCACTATTCGCTATGAGTCAGGATATTACCGCTGATCTACCGATTGGCGTCATGCCCGAGATAGACGAGCGGACCGCACGACGTTTTCGGAAAGATTACACCGAAAGCCAAAAACTCAATATTAAAAACTGGGACAAGGAACAAATTACACGTCTTCGGGATATGGTTGAAAAGTATCAAACCTCGGAGACAGACGAAAGCCTAACTGACATAATCATGCGGGAATGGCAAGTATCCGCGAACAAGGCCAATTTTTTAGCACGACAGGAAACGTCTTTATTCTTCTCGAAATTATCAATGAATCGCGCTGCTGTTGCGGGTGTTAGGCGGTATCGATGGTCTACGTCGCACGATATACGTGTTAGACCGGAACATGTGGCACTACAAGGGACAATACATTCTGTCGATGACCCTCCAATCGTTGACAAGAAAACAGGGCGCCGCGGACACCCGGGGGAAGATTTCGGGTGTCGGTGCGGAGCTATTTGGGTGTTGGAATGATTGATTTCAAAACATGCGCGATAACGTCAACCGTCCAGCCGTTACCTAGAGCGTGATATGCGCGGGAATTACTCACGGCATGACAATATCCATCCGGTACGGTTTGTAAGCGTTCGCATTCTGTCACGGTTAATTTACGCCAGGTAATTCCGTCGAGTGAAGTTTTAGGCTCTTGATTACCGCCTTGAATGGCAGTTAAACAGGGTGCTTTTCCATCAGGAGAATAAACGCGTTTGATTGATTCATTGCCATTTATATCAGCGCTGCCAATCATTACACATACATTATCTTTTTGAACGGTTGTCAAACAGCCGGATTTTCCATCGTCGCGCTTTTCCATCATTTGAACTGTCGGTAATCCTGATTTTCGGCTTTTCGGATTATCTGGGTTTCGTCCGGTTATTCTCCCGCCTGTGATTATCATTGTTCTTTGTTCATGGCTGTCTATGCCTTTGTAATAATTTGCATCGATACATTGTGATTTTTCTTTCTGTTCTGTAATTTCACCTAAGTTTTTTATTGCTCCGGTTCCTTCAGTTTCAATTATATCCTTCAAAAAAATCTTTTTATCTTTCGGCTGCGATACCGGCCAATTGCACCAGTAAAGACGCTCCCTGTTTTGCGCTGACACTAACGCGCTATTAATTAATACCGGTTCAAGCCGTCCAGTCCGAAACATTTCAACCTGATTTACGCATTCTGGATATATTTCACCAAGTAAGGAACTTATAACGTCATTGTGTTCTGCTTTCATTTTGACATTTTCCAAAAGAAAATATTTTGGCTTATAATGTTTCAAAATATCAGCAAACACAAAAAACAAGGCGCTTCGAGGATCTTCAAAATTTAACCCTTTACCGGCAAAACTAAAACCTTGGCATGGTGAACCGGCTATTATTATATCAGGAGATTCTATATCCCAATCGCGCCATTTCGTAATATCGCCAAGTCGAATAATATCAGGATAATTAGACTCGCTTATTTTCTCAGCGTATTTGTCGATTTCTGACGCATAATACTTATCAACTTTAATCCCTGCGCGTTCAATCGCAATCCTTCCACACGACATACCGTCAAATAAACTTAATACTTTCATTTTATTATTATACCATCTTTTAATTAAATTACAAGCCTTTTTTACCATAGATTGACAAATACCGCAAAACAGGGGAAACTATAACAAATGGCAAACCCAAAGAGCTACAAAGTCAGGTTTATAGAACCCGGCATAATGTCATATCAAGACCAAGATCAGGGCGTTGTCCTTGTCTCAAAAGAGGCTTTGGATAATATGGGTCCGTCTTTCCGTAATTGTCCGGTTATTTTCGTACCTGAACACCACAACGATCAGGACAAGGATACCGCGTTTAATTTCGAGGACATAGGATCGAATCCCGCTGCAGGTATTGTAACGACTATTCCCACATGGGGCGATGATGGCTGGCAATGGGTAGAAATGTCCGTATGGGACGAAGATGCTCAAAATGCAATAGACAAAGGATTTTCAGTTTCTTGCGCGTATGAACCAGAAGAAGACCCGACAGGTGGAATCTGGCACGAATTGGAATATGACCGCGCAGTGGTAAACGGAAAATATATGCACATGGCGATAGTTCCTAGGCCTCGATATGAAGGGTCAAGGATTTTAGCAAATAGTAAAGGAGGCCTTGAAAATATGGGTCTTTTTGGAATGAAACCGAAAGATAAGGTGAATGCTGCCCCGGTAGCACCGCCAAAAGCTCCCGCCGTACCGGCGAAAGAGCCAGATGGAGACGAAAAGCCAGTCATGCTAAATGATGATGCCGAAGTCGATATAAACGGTACACCTGTTCCATTGCATGAGCTTATGGCTGCATACATGGAAAAACAGGGTACTGGTGAACCTGCCGCTCTTGCGGATGATGATGTGGTACAGCTCCCCGATGGTCAGAAAGTGACTATTGCCGATCTCAAAGCGTCTTATGGCAGTGGTGAAACCGAAGCATTGCAGAATGCCGAAGCTCCACAGGATGTCCAGGGCGCGCCCGTTGTTGATGAAAAGAAACAACTGTCAAACTCAGCACCCGCAAAGCGCGTTGTGAATACCGCGCTTAAAAACGCCGCGACTCGCGGTGACGCTGTTGACCCACGCGGTGACGGTATGGAAACTTCTGCGGATAGACTTGATCGAGGTAAAGCTCGCTACAGTCTGCCCGTGAAACAGGGAGGGAATAAGTAATGGCTCTTGATACAAACGTCAACCAGTTTAAACAGGGCAAAGCCGTCGGCGACATTGCCCTTAACTTTTTCGGTGGGGAAAGTATTGTCTCTGTTCGCTACAATCCGAGTGGAACAGGGAATCTCAAAGCAGGGGAAACCATTCGACTCGTCGATTTGGGCGCTTCCGATCTTGCCGGTGCGCCTATCATTGATAAGCGTACTACTGAAATACAGGCTATTTTCGGTGTCGTTAAACGATCACTGAAACAAGCCGAATTCGAGCCTGGTGATTTCGTCGAAGTTGCTATTTTTGGTGCAGTAATGTACCTCAAGGCTTCTGCGGCTCTTGCGCGTGGCGTCAAGGTTTCTGGTGGTATTGCAACGCCGGGAAGTATTCAGGCAATTGGAACCAAGGCATATCTTGGTTATACAATCGATAAAGCAGGAAGCGGCGACATTGTTCGTGTAATGCTGACTCCTGATGCCGTAACCGCCGGAACAACTTAAGGAAAGGGGGAAAAAAGAAGATGGCAAAACTTACTGTCAAGGGCTTGCCCCTTTTCAACAGTTCTGGTGATATTGATGTCAGTGCTTCGGGATTCAAATTCCTGATAGACTCAATGTCTTTTATTCGCGCACAGGTTATTAAACAAGTTTTCTACGAAATATCAATTGCGGATTATCTTCCCGTTGATGTGGGTGAGGCTGCTTGGAAATCCGAAGTCGTCCAGAATCTTGAATTCTACGAGGGTGGATCATTCTCTGAAGGATGCACCAATCAGGGCGGTTCTCGTACTGCTACTGTGGATACCGCACTTTCACAGATTCGTATGCCTGTACGAACATGGAAGAAAAAAGCCGCGTGGAATATCGCACAGATCGCCGAAGCTGCGAACGTCGGTAACTGGGACCCGGTAGAAGCAAAACTCCGCAGTTTGAAAAAGAACTGGGATCTTGGAATCCAAGAATTGGCTTTCAATGGTCTTCCCGGCGATACCGATTTGACCGGTTTCCTCACTAACGCGTCGGTTAATATTAACACTACGCTTATTAGTGAAGATGTTTCTGGAATGTCTGACACTGAATTCCAAGCATTCGTTAAGGGTCTTTTGAACGCATACTATGCCAATTCAAACTCTACCCGGATGCCTGATTCTATGACGATGCCTACTGCCGATTATCTCGGAATGGCAACGGCTGCGAGTGCAACCTTCCCGAATATTACCAAACTGGAATATCTCGAAAACGCTCTAAAACGCATGACTGCGAATGACGGTTTTAAGATTCGTCCTCTTACCTATGCACAGTCGGCCAATAACCCCGCTGCAAAAGACCGATATGTTTTGTACCGGAATGACCCCGAGGTAATGAAGTTGACAATTCCTGTTGATATTACCATGAACCAAGCGTATACCTTGAACGGTTTCGACTTTGAACAGTTGGCGTATGGCCAGTTCTCTGGCGTACTCGTTAATCGTCCGCGTGAAGTTCTGTACTTCGACAAGACCGCAACGACCTAATAAATCGCGAGGAAAAGCAAGCCACCCTGTAAAAGGGGTGGCTTTTTTTTATATTTAGAC